GTCTTGCGAGACGCGCACCTCGATCGTCATGACGGCCTTGCCGGAGAAGTTCCGGAATTTTTCTTTGAGCTGGTTCACGATCTTCTCGCAGTACACGCTAACCGCCGGATACTGTACGTGGGTGCTGCGCTCGGCCAGTTCGACCGGTACGTTCTGCGCCAAGATCTGACTCTGTCCGATTGGCCGTGGAGTTGCGCTCTCGGCCAGAGCTAGCGTCGATACGCAGGCGTTTAGTCCCTGCGGTGCGGTCAGTAGCGTGACTACTTGCGCCGTCACCGTGCTGCCTACCCATCCCATGTTCTACCCCCTCTGAATAACTCGCGGCAATGCGCGAAGATAGTCGGGCGCCTGTCCGCTCCCCGGCCCTTGTCCCAGGGTGGTTACTGGCCCTGCCTGGACCCAGACTTGATCCAATGCCAGCGCCGGCGTATTCTGTAGCGCCATCGCCGCAGGCGACAGCCCTACGTACACATTCCAGGCCGTTGCGTTGGCCGGTTGATTGACCGGCTGCGCCACCAGTGCATTCCCTGCCGCCACGGTAAGGACGCTCGGATTACTGGCCTGCCCCTCTTCGCCCTCCGCGTTCAGCCACGACACGCTCGCGCAGTACGTCGTTGCGGGTTGACCAGCGGCAATGGACGTGAGTTGCGGCGGAGCTGCCTGCGGGATCGGGTCGGCCGCGATGCCAAGCCCGGTCTGCATGAGCTTGTCCATGGCCCACTTCGCCAGTTGCTGATACTGGTCCCGCTTGCCCTTGTAGCGGTCGTTCAGTTGATTGAAGTAGGCATCCTGATATACCAGCGTCAGGGTTTGGAATACGTGCCAAAGCTGCAGCGGCGGCGTGACCACGATGTTGTTCAACTGTGGCTCCGGTTGCAGCCAGAACTGCCAGTCGTAGGTGTTGCTGCGCTGCAGAAGGGTTGTCAGTTCGATTCCGAGTCCTTGTTGTGCCAGCGTTAGCTTTTGGCTAAGGTCGATGTTCTCCGTCTGCGCTGTCGCCAGGACGGAAGAGTCCTGGGCCGTGAGATCCTGGATCGTCGATATTCCGTCCGTGAATAGCGCCATCGTCCCGGCCGCCTACTCTTTGCCCGCCGGTGCGACGCCCTTGAGCTTGCGTAGCTCAGTGGGCGAAATGACGGTGAACTGCATCCGCGACGCCGCCGCCAGCTGATCGGCTTGCCGCTTCGCCTCCGCCTTCTTCTCTTGGAACTCGCGCGCTTCCTCAGCCGTCGCCAGCCGCGCGCCGCCCTCCACGATCATCCTCGCCGCGATGCGCCGCGGAACCTCGGTGCGTACTCCCTGCCGTCCTCCATCGGGCGTCTCGAGGCTGACCAACACCACCGAAGGATCTTTTAGGCTCTCTTCCATCGCTCGAATCTTCTTGAAATATACTTGTAAGTCCATGGTCGTCTCTTGTGGGGTCGGGCGCGCCGACCCCCCTTTCTTGTTGTTGGCCTGAGTCCATCCTCGCGTGGGCGCCAGCTACGTATTCACTTGAACGCCAAAGTTGTTGCGGATCACCGCACAACCGTATAGCACGTCCACCGTGAACTGCTGAGCCAACGTATTCGGCTGGTAGCTCATCACTACCCGCATCCCGAAGTTCCCCATCTCCGCGTAGTGCGCCACCGCGCCCGTGCCGTACAGCGGCTGCGGCAGTCTCCGGATCACCAGGCCAATCGCCGGCTTGGTGAAAGCCAGGTTGTGGGTCGTCATGGGCGAACTGCCGGTGTACGCCACGAACTGCGACCGCATCACGAAAAAGTCCTTGATCTTTCCCACCGCGCCGTCGATCAGAGCCCGTAGCCCCGCCTCGCCGGCTGTCTGGAATTCGCTGAAGCGTTCGATCTGCCGCAATGCGGAGTATGTCGCGGCATCCACCACCAGGAACTTCGGCTCGGATGGCGGAACCTTCGCCGTGAATAGTGAGCTCTCTGCCTGATCGATCACCGCTTCCACCAGCGGCGTCCCCGGCGTCCCCACCGGTGTGTTCGCCGTAAACCCGGCAAACAAGTTCAGCAGGCTTGTCTCAATGCTCTCGGCTATCGCCACCACCGCCGGTTGCATGTAGACCTGCAGTAAGTCCGGAACCGCCAATACCTTGGTCACATCCGGAATCTGGAAAGTCGCTTCGGCGTGTGTGTTCAGTACAATCTGCGCATTTCCCAGGTTCGGGTTCTGCGGTTGAACTTGTCCACCTTCGGCTATGTTGTTGGCTACCAGCACCGGGGGAATCGGAATGTTCACCGTGTCCCCGGCCTGCGCCAAAACTGGTTCGTAATCGCGGTTGACCAGGTTACCCATGACTAGGTTCCCGACCAAGGCGGGCAGAGCGTCTGCCGCCACCAGCTTCACAATCGCGCTGGCCACATTAGCTGATGTAATTATCGCCATTCATTCTCCTCAGTTGAGCAGGCTCCTCTGCCTGTCCTTTGAATTCAGGCATTCCTGCCTGTCGTGCCTAGATGCCGCGCAGGTTCTGCGAAGCAACGCGCAGAATCTCCTTCCGCACCTTTTCCATCTGTTCGGAACTCATCCCCGGCCGGATGCCCTCGATGTCCACGCTTTCGGTACTCTCCCGCGGTGCCTTGTGCGCTCCGGTGATCCCCGATCCGCCGGGTATCCTCGCCGGCAGAAACTCCGGATTCTCGCTTACGAAGTTGCTCAGATATTCTTTGAGCGGCACTTCGCCTTCGTCGCTGCGCGCCAGCAGCCGGCCGTCCTCCGCGCGGAATACACCGTCATGCACCGCGCGGTATGCCAGGTCCACCTTCGCAACCCCCAGCCGCTGCAGCTCCGCCCGGATGGCCGAACCTCTTTCCGCCTGCTCTGCCGCCTGCCGGCTGCGCTTGCTTTCTTCCTCCACTTCGTTCAGCCGCCGTTCCAGTTGTTCGCGGCGTTTGCGTTCCTCCACCAACTCGGTCTTGTAGGCCGGCTCGCTCTTGGCCTGTTGCTCTTGGAGAAACTCCTGAACTGCTTGTTTCACGATCGCTTGTACGTCTGTGTCTTCCATAACCGCCTCTTTTCCCAAGCCGCGCTCTAATAGAAGTTCAGCTCTGTGCCTCGATCTCCTGCGCAATCTGAGTCTTAATCTCCTGCCGCACGTCCGATAAAAACTTGAACGCCAGTTTCTTGAATACCTGTTTCTTCAGCGTCTCGGATTCGATTCCTAAAGTGAGCAGCTTTCGCGCGTCGTCTAACTCATTGCTGAAATCCGCGATGTCGAACTCATCCAGGCCTGAAACGTCGATTGAAATGTTGTCCTGGCGTGCCGCCGCGATGGCCCGAAGGACTTGCTTCATCGTTTCCTTTACCGCGTCGCCGTACGCCCGCAGCACCTCTTGCGTGATGCTGAAATCCCTCTGCTTGCTCGCTCCCGACTGGTGCTGGCTCGATGAGTCCGGCCCGGCTGCGTGCGAAATCAGATAGCACACCCGGTAAATCTCGTCTTTGAGCTGAATCAAATTGTCTGCGGCTATTTGGTAAACCTTGCCTTCCGGTTCGGTCCATCCGAATCGGTCTCCCGGAGCCAGTTGGATAAAATAGGAGTCGCCCACGATCTGGTTCCATTCCCGTTCCGAGTAGATTACCGGAGAGGCGAATAAACCCATCGTCAGCGCCCAGGACAGCGCGTTCGACTTGTTGAAGTGCTCCAGTTGCAACAGGGCCGCCTTGTTCATTAGCCAGAGTCCTTCGGTCACCCGCAACGGGAAAATAGGCACCCGGTTCTGGCTGGCCAATCCGTGCAGCCCTTCATCCACCAGCCGCACTTCTTTGTCCTTCAGTTGCTGATAAACCTGGTAATTGTGCCGGTCGTAGTAGATCCAGCGGGTTTCGCGAGTCCAGTCGCTTTCCGTAACCTGTGACTTGCGCAGCGACGACGTCCGGATCACCGCCCAGTCCAGCCCTCCGCGGTCGTCGTAGCTCCAGTTGATGAGTTCCTCGGGAGAGTAATCCACCAGATAAGCCCGCGAGCGCCCCGCGGCGTCCTCTTCCGCGCGGTTGCTGATTGAAACCGACGATCGCGGAAAATCCACTACGATGTAACTTCGTCCCTGCACCAGCGTTTGCACAATCCGCTGGCGGAAGAACTCGGCTATGGAGGTGCCTTTCAGGTCGCAATCCTCCGCAAAGAGGTTGTAGAAGCTCTTCGCCGTGTCGTCGCTGCCGTCGAACACCAAACCCGCCTCGCGCCGCATCAGTGTCGCCGCGTACCAGTCGATGATCGAACCGATATAGTTCTCGTAGAACACGCGGCTTAAACGCTCGGCATAGATATCGTTAGGTTCCTTGTGCCGCCTGATCAGATACTCGAAGGCGTTCTCCCGCATCGGTTCGCCGCCGGCGTAAAGATCCCGGTACTTCTTCCACATCGCCTTCTTGGCGGCATACTCTGGGTGCTCTCGATCGATGTTCACCATCTGGTCCTCAAATCAGCCGCTCCTGGTGTTCGCCGATCGCCGGCTGTGGCCTGCATTCCTGCCACAACAGGTAACCCAGCGCGTCCGAAAGATGGGTCCTCCGGCGATCCTTTTCCTTGTCGATTGCGTTGCTGTCCGCTTTGTACGACACCTGCTCGAAATCCTTGATCAACTCCTTGCACCTGGAATCCACCAGTAGGCGGATCTCGCCGCTCGCCGTTCGCAGTTTGGCGTTAGTCAGCATGATCCGCTCCCGCACGCTCGGGTTGGCTTTGGGCACCTTATAAGTTACCGGTGCGCCGTAGCTCACCCGGAAATACTCCCGTACGATCTGGTAATCCGAGGCGCCCGTAGTGTGCTGACTGTTCCCCGATGCGTCGCCATAGATCACAACCCCGCTCCTGTGGCTCGGAAACCGCTTCTCAAATTCCTCGCAAGCTTCGCGTGTGCTGGCGTGCCGGAGGGCGATTTCGTCCAGCACGAACACCGTCCGGCCTTCTATCTGCGCCACCACCGAAGACATTGGGTCCACGTTGAAATCCAGCGCCCACATCAACGGGCAGTTCGGGTTTACCCGCAAGCTCTTCACATGATCCGGACGGTCGAAGGCGCAATATACAAGTCCGCCTTGCTGGCTCAGGTACTGCCCCAGCGCTTCCTGTTGATAGAAAGTCTCGTCGTAGCTGTTCTTCAGCCGCTCGTAGAAGTCCGGAACCTTCTCGAGCAGGTACCGGTTCTCATGCGGCTTGGCGACAATCGCGCTGTATCCCGCGACTGGGTCCGCAATGAACTTCTGATAGACCCAGTCGTAGCCCTTCGGCGTCCACACAGCGAAGCCGCGAAGTGTCTTCGCTTGTGGGTCCCGCAGCCGTCCTTCCAGTCGCAGCCAGGCGCCCTCTGGCGAATAAGTCAGCTCGTCCAGTCCAAACCAGGCCAGGTTAGTCCCGCGCAGCCGCTCGAAATCGTCTACCGGCCGGAAGATGATGCGCGATCCCGTGTGTGTCATCGTCAGC